AAAAATCCATTTTCTTTCTGGGACTTCCTCTGAATATCTCTCCAGTACCAGTCTAGAGCGTTGGTAGTCCACGCCGGGTCTGAAGTAGAACCGGGATTATTCTTAGCGTATCCTTGGATACCAGACAGAATACCCTTGTTATATGGCGTACTAGGATTAGCGGCTACGGACTTATAGAAGTCGTAGACCTTATTCATATCGCGAGGGAGCCCTTGGCTATCTAAGCCAGTGCCCCACTGCGTATAATCAAACCGTGAATAGGCCATTTATGGATTCTTTTCGATTAGCCTGTCTAGCTTATCTTCGATACGTTCTAGGCGTTTGTAGAGGAGTCCTGTGGTAACTTCTGAGTTCTTTGTCTGAGCTTCCAGAGTAGTGACCCTCTGGTCAATCTTATTACCCCAGATAAATAGACTCATAATCATCGCCATCGTAGTGAGGATATGGGAGAGGTTGACTCTTTTATCTAAACTCCAGTGTGAATCTTCTTTTATTACCATTTAACTCCACCATCTCTTTCTTAGAACTGTTATCTTATCTACCACTCCTTTTGGTATTACAGTATCAAAACTGCTACTCCAATCATCGTTATGCTCTACGAGCGCGGAGATTAGGTAATAATTCTTGGAGTCTTCCTTTACTATCCAACCTACTGAATAACAATTAGCTGTCTTCAGGTTATCGATATCTGAAGCATCTATCCAACCTGTGTGACTAGACGTAATATCTTGCCACTTGACTAGAACTAAAGGAAAGCTTTTCATTTCCAAACACATTCCACTACGGCATGATATATCAGGGGACCCTTAGTACCGTTACCTACAGATTCTAGGCTTAGTGTGGTTCCTGCGTTTAAGGACAATAGCCATTTCATCTGGTAAGTAATATCTATTCCCCCCGAAACTGGAGTAAAAGCATTGCTTCTTAGTGCCTGCGCAAGTGGATATACTCCTATTGGAGTATGAGCTAAAACTCTGAATCCGGTTGGAGAATTCCCTGTATTAGGATTAAAAGAATATGCCACTCTGCAAGATTCAATAGTCAAGTCTAAATGAGAGTACACTTGTACTGTACTGGCAGACCACGCTGTTCCTATCTTCTGCCACTGCCCTGAAGAACTTCCTATTAAGGGTGTTATAGGTGAACGATAGAAAGTCCACTCAGTTTGTATGTAAGCAATTGCTGGATTACTTATTAGTACAAGAAATAAGAGTAGTAGTCTCACTATTGCAAGGCTAGAAAGCGAACAGTTGCTGTCCCTGTGGGAGTGCCTGACTTAGCCCAAGTAATAGTAAATCCGTCAGCATCCATAGAAGTTAAGCTTGCTGTTGCTGCCTGCGATGCTGCTGTTAGCAGTAGGATACAGTTGGTACCATTGTTGTTATAGGTACCAGCAGAGTTTGCTGCGTTGTCGTATAGAACAGAATTGTTAGTTCCTTCTACAATTCCTATCGACATAGCTCCAGTTGCTGCAACATTAGCTAGTAAAAACACTGCTGATGGAGTAAATCCTACCCCCGTAACGGCTTGAGTGCTACCAGCAAGAGACACATCTCGGGTGAAACTTCCTATAGAACTTCCAGTGACACCTGCTAGAAGGTTAGCAAACGTAATTTTCTTGTGTGAACCCGCTGTGTCATCATAGAATGCTAGTACATCTGCTGAAGCTACTGTAGTTTCTGCTGATAGAGTATTAATACCATCTAGCTTGGTAGCTACCGCTGTAGCGATAGCATCGAATTCAGCATCTACTTCTGTTCCTAGAATCAGTTTCGAGGGGTTGCCTGTAGACAGAGCGTCTTTAGCACCGAAATCTGTAATTTGTGTATAGTTAGACATTAGTGACTAATCCTTCCTCGTTTCATAAATAGGTCTATCTTCTGAATAGAAATTTCCTTTCCATCGATAGGAATGGTTACTCCGATTCTCATATGTTGACCATATTTACTTAATTGAAATTTACTGTTTACAAGTTCCCTAGCTGAAGCATTCCACTCATCCACTCCCCACTCAGCTAAACCCCATTCAGAAGCTCCTGTAGGGGAAGACACAGACTGAGTATTAGTATTTTCTGACATACTCCAGTCGAAAGCCCAAGTGAATGTAGGGTTATAAGTACCACCACCTACGGTAGTTAGCGTAGCTTTCTTAGGAATCTTATAGAAAGTTCCTGCCTGTTCTTCACTGGATAAGTCCATCCATGGACTCTTGTATTTGAGAGTGTATGGTTCTCCACCATCATCGTAGCCAGCATAACTAGCGATTACTCCGTTACCTGCGGAGTTCCTAACTCCCATGTACATAACGCCGTCACAGCCCATGTATACCGATGTACAAGACCCAAATCCAGTCCACTTAGAAACTCTAATCATATCCTCCGTTGGCAGTTCGTTGTAATGGTGTAGATTCTTGACATCGAAGCAATAGATTATCGGAGCGGTGGATGAGGGAATTATTAGCAGATAGAACCCCTCAATGGGGTTGTATACAGAGCGAATCTTGGAAGCTGTTCCTGTGGAAGCATACTGAACAAGGTCATCTCTGACGTTGTTGGAGATATCCTGAAGAGGAGCTTTGGTAGTGATTAATGATTTCTTTAGAGATCTTACGCCAGTGCTGGATAGAAACAGAATATCTGTACCTACAGCTTGTACTGAATCTCTAGCGATACAGCCTACCCCTTCGATTACGTCATGGAGGACTAGCGTAGATACTACATCTGCTGAATCGTATACTAGAATATTTCTTCGTCCGAAAACTACCAGCTTATCTTCCCAGACTTCCATAGCGGTGATGTAGTCTTTACCTCTAGGCCAGTAGGCTAGAGTATCAATGGAGCCCGCTCCGCTGGCTGCAGCCCACTGAGTCTCATTCAAGAGTCCCGAGTACTGGATGGTGGTACCATCATCTTTAGTAGCCCAAATACGACCAAAGGCAGCAAGACATATATTACCATCTGGGATAGTGCCGCCGTCAGATACAACAATTGGTGCAAAGTTACCTGCCGAAGTAGATACGATAGGAGGCTGATTTAGCTGCCAGCCGACTATCTTTGTGGAATTAAAGTTCTGGAACTTCCAATTGTTCGCAGTATGGACTGAAGTACCTGTAATATTTGTGAGGGTTGTAGACCCCTTGTAGATTTTATTATTAGCTGTAGAAATAGTCTCAGTAGTAGTTTCTGTTACATAGCAGTGAAGCTGCTCAATATCGTAAGCACCCGGACTACCAGAGGTAGTTAGTTCATTAACTCCCTTACGGCTAGTAATCTTACCCGTGTTATCGAAGGTAGCATTCTCTAGCTCCGTAGCCCATCCACTATCCAGCGCAGTTGAAGACAACTGGCTATTTAGCCCTTTGTAGCCGGGAGCTTGGAACGTAATTGGGATAATAGGAACTGGCATTTAGTCTTCGTACCAATCTAGGTTGACGTGATTGTTGCGAGCATCAAGAGCGATAGAAGTAGACATAGCATCATAGTAACTCTTCACAGCCTCATCGTAGATAGCTCCCCCGTCTTCTCCTCGTTCCGATAGCGCCTTAACATAAGCTCCGAATACAACTGGTTTCCAAGGGAGCTTGATTAAAGTGTTATCATCCGCACTAGTCTCTAGATATGCCTGCTTCTTACGTCCGTAGACTCGGATAGTGATACCATCCGTAGTAGGAGTAGGATATAGACGAATCTCTTGGTCGCCATTGGCGTCCATTCCCATAACATCGAAATGAGTAGCCTGACCTGAGTCAGCAAAGGTAGACTGGATAGTTCCAGTATCCACCAAAATATTAGGGGAAGGTCCAAGTAATTGACCGCTGTTGGTTATATCCCAAACGCTTTCAATGATGAACTCTTCCCCTGCTCCGGTAATAGCATAATTACTAGTACCATTTACGGTTGTGATATCTACTGAAGTCCTAAGATAGCTCCATGTCCAAGCAGTCTCTACTTCTTCTTTAACTTCGTTTACATAAGCAGCGATAAGCTTAACGTAGTCACTCGACCCGCTCAGGGTCGATACTTCGCTTTCCCGGAGCTTTACTAAGGTTCTGTTTACCGCTTGTAGGAATGTTATCGCCATTGATTTCTTCCTCGGGGACTATTTCAAACTTGATTCCGTAGAATCGTAAGCAGTCTTGAACATAGCCGAATTTCTCTGAATCTAGGATTCGGACTGTTATCATATAAAATTACCTTACCAAGCTGGACGAGCTACCAGCATCTTAACTACTGCATTGTTGAGATCGTCAGCTGCATACTGACCAGCGTCAGCTGTGAACTGTAGTGAAACTGTGTTGGCTGCTGTAACGTAGCACTGCATAATGCACTGGTCCGTACCGTCACTTAGGTCATTGGTGATTGACTGAGCAATTACCATATCACCCAGAGCAACGCCGGGAACAGTCACTGTGATACGCATTGTATCTGTAAGAGCAACAGCGTCTTGGTCTGTGATAGTTACAGTAACTTCCCACATTTCGTTGAAAGCACCTTGGAACTGATTAACACCACGTACTACAATTGGTGTACCTACTGTATTAGGCATTCTTTGTATCCTCTAAATTGTTTTTAGTAAAAAGAAAAGGGGGAGGGTTACTCCCCCGATTCTAGGTACCTTACGCAGGTACTACGAAGGCCATACCAGCTGTGGCTAGGCTGTTGGTAACAGAGCTACCATCACGTAGACGGCCTACACCATAGATTGTGTCTGTGGTGAGTAGGTCAGCGAGGTATTCCTGCTTGTACTGTGTCTGTACGCGTGGGCTCATCTGTTCGATGAAGACCAGAGCGGACTTGTGCATGACGCAACCGACACGGTAACGTGTGGAGTTAACCGAGCTAAAGTCTACCGCTGTTAGAGTAACGTCGGCTGTTGGGCCGGGGATGCTCTCACCTGTCTGACCAGCAGCTGTAAGCTGAGTAGTAGAGAAGTTAACAACCTGAGTGTTAGCTGTCTGCTGAACGTGGAGAACAGGGCAGTTGGTTGTAACGTAGATGGGCATACCATAGACGTTACCAATTAGACCTGTACGGATGCTGTTACCAGCACCAGCTTCACCTACGAACGCCTGCTCAGTAAAGCGGGGAATACCGAGTAGGTTCTTCTTCTCCACCGGAGGTAGAATCATTACCCGTTCGCTCATCGGAACGTCGTTGTCATCTAGTGTCTGCATGATACGACGGATAGCCGCATCTGTTAGAACACCTGATGTTGTGGTGTCGTTGGCGCTATCAAACACTGTAGAACCATCTGCACCAGAGACCGCTGTCTCGAAGAGGTTAGCATTGGTCGGAGCAGCACCGCCATTGAAGTAGTGCCAGAGTAGCGATAGGTCACGGTCGATACGAGTAGCGATAGCATAGCCCGCATCTGAGACATAGAATGAACGTAGTGAGCTTAGAGCCTGTACGCCAACGATGTCTTCGATTAGGCGGCTGTATTCCTTGTGCTTGTAGATAGCGACCTGTACTTCGCCTTCTGTCGCGTTCTGGAGCGTTACGCCAGTAAGCGCAGCCTTATCTGAGGCTGAACCGCGAGTTGGGGACGGAATGTGAATGAGGTCGCCCTTCTTACCGTTGTGGGTCATACGGCTAACGTGGTTAGCAATAACGAGATTCTGCTTGAAGGTAGCTAGAATTTCGTCCGACCACAATTCGGGAATAAACTTGTCAGCCTGTGTTTTACCAACACCGCCACTGATTGTAGGATATGTACTTGTAGGCATTGTTTAAATCTCCAAATGAAATGTGTAAAGGTTATTTAACTCGACCTTCAGCGTAAGCAGTCATGATTTCATTCTGTAACTGCTCATACCGATTCGGGTCATTCATCTTAAGGTTCATGATATCTGCTCGACGGTAAATCTTCTTCGGAGAGGTTTCTCCTACTGCTCCAGTTTCCATGGTAGCATTCTTGAAAGATTCCTTTCGAGCCTTCTCGTCTACTTCCTTGCTCTCTGACTTCTTCTTGATTCCCTTACCGTTCTTCCAGTTAGAGAATAGTTCGTCGGCAGCTTCAAAGTCGTAGCCTTGGTCAGCCTTAAGATATAGTTCTGTACGGACCTTAGAGTTCTTTACCCAGTCTGCAAATTCAGGGTTCTGGATAATTTCCACAAAGTCTGGATGATTAGCTTGTAGCTTGCTATTCATCTTTTCCTTGCGAATCTCTTGGACCTCGTTAAGAACCGGCCCTAAACGCTTCTGGATAACTGATTCCAGAGCGCGTTCAGGATCGTTAAGAATATCGAGTTCCTGTCGGTCATTTTCTAGACGCTGGAAGTTATCCCGGTCATCCGGGGTTCCCTGTAACTGACGCTTAATAAACTCATCTGTAAGTTTACGTAGCTCTCCTAGTTCCTGACCCTGCTTACCAAACTGCTTCTCTAGCTCCTCGTAGGACTTTACAATGTCTTCTACGGGCTTACCTTTGAACTTAGCTGGTACTTCGGGTTCGTTACTAATAACTTCTTCAGCAGCTACGACAGATTCTGGTTCTCGTTCCGCTGATAGCTCAGCGAAGATACCGTCTGTATTTACATCTACTGGAGTCGGGTCAGCATCAATTATCTTCGTCATATTGTCTTCCTTTACCGTCCCACTTGGGATTCTGGTCTTTTATTTATCAATCGTAGGTCCAAGGGTTACTTAGGTTCTCTACGAGCTTCTGTCTCATGAAGCTTTGCCCATTTATCAGCTGCGGTGGGGAAGTCTCCCGTAATACCTTCCAGCTTGACTCTAGGCGCTGCTATCATGTATTGAGTGTCTTTACCACATTTAGGGCAGGGTTTGAATTCCCGCTTCTCTATTGTGTTAAAGGCTTCAAATTCTCCGTGTTCTATGCAGTTATATCTATAGAGAATCATCGTAAACCTCTAGATTTGTCTCTAGGATATAACGTTCTGCTTCTTTAATCTTTGATTCAAAATCTATGATAGTCTGAAGCATTCTACGTTTTGTTCTTATAGTAATAAAATCATCCCAACTTTTAGCTGAGTCTAGGTCTAGGAGTTCTAGACTTTCCTTAGCTTCTTCTACGTACTGTTTCCATCCGGGACTGATGAACAGGTCTCTATACGTTTCGTAATATTTATTAGTATCGTTCTGGGAATGTAGTTCTACGGTCATAATTACTCCGTCGTGAATAGGAGTTGGGTCCGTTATTGACGAACGCTCCTATGTTGGGTGGATTGCCGAATCTGTAGCCTTCGTAGTCGTATTTAGCTCCGAGAGGAGAGCCTGCTCCTAGCAGAGGAGAAGAGGGTAGTGGACGGAATCCTTCCGCCGTCGTCGGCGATGAGCCGCCGAGGAAGCGGGGATTCGTCGCGATGCTTCCTGCGTCCTTCGATGCCGCCGTGACGTAGGCCGCCAGCGTCGCGTAATCCGTTCCTCTGTAGTGAAAAACGCCAGTGCCGGGATAGTTGTTAAATGCCGCATTCCAATCTGCTGCGGCCACCGTCGCATCGACGTATAGCGAAAACCCGGATGATGAAATCACGTTATTGCTAAGGACAGCGCCCGCCGCAGGATTCCAGCTGGATGTGGCCCAAACGCCATATTGAGAGCCGCCGCTGAACGTGTTGTTAGAGATTTCCGGATAACTACTGTGTGAGCCATCCAGCAGCAGGCCGTACAGGTAGCCGCTGATGATGTTTGAATAGACCTTGAGCGGCGATGCTATTTGCGCCGCGTCATCCCGAAGATAAATACCCGCGCCGCCCACTGTATTTCTCATGTAGTTACGCGCGACGTATGAACCGGCACCCGCCCCGTCGATGACTATTCCGCCAGCCGCCGCGCCGCTGCCCTCACAGTCACTGTCCTCGATCACGATGGCATTGCTGGCATTGCCGGCAAGAAAACACGCCTTGATGGACTGTGCATTAAGCGTGACCGATACGTTGTCGATGGTAAGCGGGCCGCCGGCGGGTTCTTGCTGGATGCCGTCACCGTTCACGGTGGTCATCGATATATTGCTGAGCGTGGAATTGGAAATAGTGCCGCCTGCCGCGCCGGTTGATCCGTTGCCGACATAAATTCCGTCCGTGCCCGCGCCATCTACCGTGACAGAATCAACGGTAAATCCGTTGCTGTTGATTTCGATGGCGTTGCAGTTAGTACACCCCGCCAGTCCTGCGTTTGTGATGGTGACATCGCTGATGGTATTTGCAGCAGGCTCAGTGGTAGACGTGCCCATGCTGATAGCGGCGTTGGAAGCGGCCCACATATCGACGAGATCGACCTTTTCAAGCGTGATGTACGCGCCGGCCAATCGCAGGCCGTAGCCGACCCCTGCAACACCGCCGCCGTTAATCGTTGCACGGGCGGGGCCGCCAGCGGATGAGCAGTCGCCAGTGAACGTCAGGCGGTTTCCCGACGAGCCAGTGATTGCAGAAGTTAGATCGAGCATCGCAGACCCGGAATCGCCGAGCGTTCCAAAGTCTTTATCTGCGGCCGCGAACGTCCCGCAGAGCATTACCGTGTCGCCGGCTGCAATTGCTGCACTGTTGACGCTCGGGAATCCACGAAGCGCACCTGCCGCCCCGTTTGATGCGGCGCATGCGTAAGCTGTCCCGTTGCCGTTAAAGGCAGGGCAGTCAGCATTAGGCCGCACATACCACGTCGCCCCCCACGCATTCCCCGCGAGCAGACAAAGGCCAAGCAGTAGAGCGCGCATCAATCCCCCGAGGTGTCAAATCGACCGTAACACTGCATAGTAGCGGCAGACCCAGTGGTAGCTTCCCAACCTGCTGCTGTAGTAGCTTGGGATTCTACGCGCACAGTGTAGAGTCCTATAGGACTGGAAGCAGGTACTACGATAATATCATCGAAAGCTGTATTAGTGCCATCTTCAATGGTGCAGACCCCGTTTACTCCGCTGGTAGTAACTTGGCAATTACAGAAAGATAGATAATCTCCCGTATT